CGAATATGTTATACAGTATGTAAACAATCGACTTTACGACTATTATAAAATACTGAACCCAGAACAATAACAAACGGAAGCCTTCGGGCTTTCTTCTAAAATAGATAACGAATACATTAAGTATAAACTCTCATAACAACAAAACAACAAATATGTTGTCATATATAACAACAAAACAAACAAAATAATGAAAGAACATCAAATACATATAATCAAAGAATACGTTTCAACTGCTTTAATTAGCGATGACCCAGAAAAATACCTAATAAACGGTATTACTAAGCTTATAGAAGCTTATGAAGATGACAAAGACGAAGCTATGGAATACCTATTTGAAGCCGAAAAACAAATACCTATAAGACAATGAAAATACTTGCATATATATGCGGTCTAATATTTGCCTTCTTCCTTATGGTGGAAGGCGAAACTTTAAAGCACTTACTTATACAATTTGTAATGATAACAATAACTGGAACATACTTAGTATATTATGTCAATAGAAGAACCGTATAACTTAATCAAGAAGGTAGAAGAAGGTAACCTTAAGGCAAGTAATGCCTATGTAACACTTCGTGCGTTAAAAAGCGAAATTGAATACGCTATAAAGCAAATAGAAAGTCAAATCATTGACGAACTGACTTACTTAGATAACAAAGAAGCCCTAGTTGTAAATGGGTACAAAATTACCCATGTTGCAGGAAGAACTTCTTACGACTATAAAGAAAGTTCAATGTGGAAAGAAGCAGACACAGAAAAGAAGCGAATCGAAAGATTAATAAAGGTAGCAACCAAAGACGGTGTGTCAATAGTGGACCAACATACGGGCGAAGTAATCGAACCCGTACAAATCAAACAAGGTAGTGGCTTTATTAAAATGGAGCAATCACCTACACCATTAATAGATATAATCAAATGAAGATTTACAAAAAATTATTTAAGGTAACAAGCACAATGGATAAGATGAAGAAGGATTCAACTAATCCTTTCTTCAAGTCAAAGTATTTTGATATTAACCAACTTATAGAAGCAGTACGACCTGCACTTATTGCAGAAGATTTACTACTACTTCAGCCCATAGAAAATGGTGCAGTTGGCACACGAATCATAGACATAGAATCTGGTGATTCAGTAGAAGCATTTATTCCCTTGCCAGATATACAAGACCCACAAAAGCTTGGTGCTTGTGTAACGTATTATCGAAGGTTTACACTAGGTAGCTTGCTAGGTATAGAAGCAGAAGATGATGACGGTAATCTTGCCGCAGGCAACAAACCAAAAGTATCTAAAGCCTTCAAGAAAGAAGAAAAGCCATGGCTTAACGAAGGTATGCCCGAATGGGATAAGGCAGAAGAGTTTGTAAAAGGTGGTGGTAGTCCTAGCCTTCTACGTCAGAAGTATGCAGTATCTAAACCCAACATGGATTACTTTTATTCTATTGCTAAATGAGATTCAAAAGAATGTTTAGAATAACAGATGGTGAAACCACTAAGGCTTGGAAGTTTGACCTTCGGGACTATCTATCTTCCTTGCCTAATGGTGAATACACAATAGAAGTATGTAAGACCATTAACAGTAGAAGTGCTGAACAAAACAAGCTTTACTGGAAATGGATAGCAATAATAAGTGAAGATTTAGGCTACTACCCAGAAGAACTTCACGAAGCATTTACAGACCAATTTGCACCCGTTTACACCACTAGGGATTTAAACGGTAAACCAAAACAAAAACGAACAAGAACAAGCAAGATGAACGTGGAACAAATGACCAAATACATGGACCGTATTTCACACTTCTGTGCTGAACATTCAATTAAACTACCATTATGACACCAGAAAAAGAACTAGAAGAAATTCGTAAATGGCTTTCTTCACAAGACCTAAACGACTTAAGCTTTGCCATACAAATACCCGTACCAAGACTTAGGGCATTTAGAAACATGGACACAATCGACCCTGCTTACACGACAATCAGAAAACTACAAAACTATAAAAATGGAACTGTTAAACTTAATGCTTGATGGTATTGGGTTGCTAGCTAAGGTACTTGGTTTTATTGCGTTGTATTCAATAGCTATTGCCCTTACTGATTGGCGTAAAACAGAAAGATACAAACGGTCATTTAATAAGGTAAAAGATGAGTAAGGCACAATTTTTAGATGACCTAGAAGAAGGCAAGTATGGTGAATATCTGTTTCAAAGATATTTACAACTGAAAGGTTTAAATGTGCAACCTGCACCAGAATCTGAATTTCCCTTCTACGATATAGCAAGTATTCTGTACGGTAAAAAACACACTTACGAAGTAAAGACAGACAGATTAATACATAAAACTGGTAACTTTTATATCGAGTTTCTAAATATAAATCGTATGGCTTTGTCTGGTATTTTTACAAGTACGGCTGACTTCTATGTTTATATTGATAGAGATAGCCTAAAAGCGTACATTTTTAATCGTGGCTACTTACTTAGATTTATATTTGAAGGCAAGTATAAAACCCTTAAATCAAAAGTAGATAACGAAAACGCATTAGGTTGGATAGTGCCAACAATAGACGTTGTAAATAAAGAACCACATCTTAAAACAATAGATTTAAATGGGATTGAATAGAAGCAAAAACTTAAGTAGTGCCAAAGCTACTTGCGATGCTTGGTTTTCAAAGTATGTACGGCTACGTGATGCCAACCATAATGAGTTGTGCAAATGTATTACGTGCAACACTATCAAGCATTGGAAAGAAATGGATTGTGGTCATTTTCAAAGCCGTAGATTTTCGGCAACAAGATACCACGAGCAGAACGCACACGCACAATGTCAATCTTGCAACAAATACAACGCAGGTGAACAGTACCGACACGGCATCGAAATAGATTTACTATACGGTGAAGGAACGGCAGATTACTTAGAACAACTGTCTAGGAGCATGATAAAACTTAATAAGGTTGAAGTTATGGAACTAGCACAGTATTATAAACAAGAAGCAGAAAAAATAGCAAAAGAAAAGGCAATACAATTATGAACAAAGTAATATTAATTGGTAGACTGGGTGCAAATCCAGAAACCAGATTCACACAAACAAACACACCCGTATGCAACTGGTCTTTAGCGACTAGCAAAAAAGTAAAGGGTGAAGATAAAACAGAATGGCATAACATAGTGGCATTTAGTAAAACGGCTGAAATAGCCCAACAATATTTAACCAAGGGTTCTTTGGTTGGTATAGAAGGTTCTATTCAAACTACAAGCTATGAAAAAGATGGGATTACTAAATACAGTACGCAAATCATTTGTGATAGGCTTGAAATGCTAGGTGGTAAAGCAGAACAAAAAGAAGAGTCTGTTAAAGTAGACATGAACAACATAGATGATGACCTACCATTTTAACTATGGGTAAAGGATGGATAAAACTGCATAGACAGTTTTTAGAATGGGAATGGTACGATGAACCGAACTGTACAAGGGTATTCCTACATTGCTTACTAAAGGCTAATCATAAAGATAAGCGTTATAGGGGTGATGTCATTAAAAGGGGTACTTTTGTTACAAGTTTGGAAGTTCTATCACATGAACTAAATATCACTACCCAACAATTAAGAACTGTTTTTAAGAAGCTAGAAAGTACTGGCGAAATCAACAGACAAAGCAACAGACGTGGTACTGTTGTAACTGTATGCAACTACGATACTTACCAAGACGTAGATTCCGATAGCAACACACGGAGCAACAAACAACTAACAAACAAGCAACAGACAAGCAACAAACAAGTAACAACTACTAAGAATGAAAAGAATGATAAGAATGTAAAGAATGAAAAGAATATAATACCCACACTATCGGAAGTAGAAGAATATTTTACTGAAACTGATAAGATTGGTAGCACCCATATAACACTAGAAGCTGAAAACTTTATCAACCATTACGAATCATTAGATTGGAAAAAGAACGGTAGAAAAATTAAAAGATGGAAACTTCAAGCTAGCACATGGGCAAACAATTACGTAAAATTCAGCAAACAAAAAGATAACAAATTTGAAAACCCATTCTAATGGAAACACGCGTAGCAGATACAAAGTATGAAGTAAACAATTATCGTTCGTTACAGATGAAATTTGAGTACGATAAGAACATTTTAAACACCCTTTACCAGTTCCATATTGACATAGGTGCTACAAAGGAACTACCAACTGACAAGAAAGCACTAAAGGAATATCTAACTAGACTACATGAAACCATAACAGTAAACAACCCAATATTACCAGACGATGTTAGATTCGATTCAGTCTACGGGGTTTGGATGATGGCAGTTGTTTATGAAGTAGCTAAAAGGCATGGTAATAATATATCAGCCTTAGCTAGGTGTTTTAACGACTGGTTTAAATTAAATGCTGATGAATTTATTCCTAAGAATGAATTACCCTACAACCAAAGTAAGTCTAGGACTATAAAAGAGTTCACAAATGTAGAAATATCAAGGCTTTACGATATAGTAGAAATGCTTAATGATGGTGATTTAATAGGTGGTTTATTCAGTACTGGTGGAGCTAATTCGTTCTTTAAACGGTTAAAGGCTGAATACGAATTAAGGGGATTATAAAATTTTTGTATATTACAACTTGACTAATCAACTTTTTTCAAAATGGCACACGGTGGTAAAAGGATAGGCGCAGGTAGAAAGCCAAAGGCTAATGAGATAGCTATGTTAGAAGCTATGGATGCTACACTAGCACCTATTGAAGTATGGCAGAAGCTAGCACTTAGAGTTAATGAAGGTTCAGATACCGCTATCAAAACTTGGCTATCCTATCGGTATGGTCAACCTAAGCAAAGTGTGGACCATACAACTGATGGTGAAAAGATAGACACGGTAACAGTACGGGTAATTGAACCATAATTTAGATGTAACAAAGCTTTATACGCTTACACAGAATAGCGACAAGCCTTATGTAGTTCATCAAGGGGGAACATCTTCTGGCAAGACATACGCTATACTACAAGCCCTAGTAATGAAAGCCTGCACAGAAAATGATTTAGTCATTACTGTTGTTGGTCAAGACATACCGAACTTAAGGGTAGGTGCGTATCGGGACGCACAAACAATTATATTTAACGACCCATTCTTTACCCAAGAGCTTAAAGACCACAATAAAAGCAATAGGGTGTTTACTTTTGTCAACGGTTCTAAGATTGAATTTAATTCATACAACGATGAAATTGATGCAAGGTCAGGTAAAAGAACACATTCATTTTTCAACGAAGCAAACGGCATAGACTATGGTATTTTTGAACAGATTAGTATGCGTACTACTTACCAAACCATCATTGACTTTAATCCTTCGGCAAGCTTCTGGGCGCACGAAAAACTTTACGGTCGTGATGACGTGGATTGGTTTGTTTCTACTTACCGTGATAATGCGTTCATACAATCTAGTATTAAGAAGAAGATAGAAAGCTACGAACCTACGCCCGAAAATATAAAGGCAGCTACGGCTAACCAATACAGATGGCAAGTCTATGGACTGGGTGAAGTAGGCAGGCTAGAAGGCTTGGTGTTTCCTAACTTTGAAACTACAAACGACTTTCCAGATAATTTTAAGTGGCGATGCTTCGGGCTTGACTGGGGTTATACAAACGACCCAACTGCCCTTGTCGAAATACGCTATGCAGGTGGTGCTTTATACTGGAAGCAACACATCTACCGAAGGCAACTTACCAACCAACATATTAGCCGTTTAATCAAAGAACTGGGCATAACGGATGAGATAGTAGCAGATAGTGCTGAACCTAAAAGCATAGCTGAATTAAGAAACCATGGTGTATGGGTCAAGCCTGCTAAGAAAGGTAAAGATTCTGTCATGTTTGGAATCCAGTTGCTACAAGACTACCCGATAAAAATACACGCACAAAGCAAAGACCTAATAGAAGAATTCAGTAGCTACACATGGGCAAAAGACAGAAGTGGTTCACCTACTAACAAGGCTATAGATGATTTTAACCACGGCATAGATGCGGGCAGGTACACAATCATGGACCGAATGAAGAAAAAAACCCTAGATATTTCTTTGATTTAAAACAAGGAACACCCGTTCCTAAAAAAAAATTAAAAAAAAATCATAGCCTATGTACCCAAAAAGGGCGATTCTACAATAAATAAAAAATAATTTAAAAATTTATTTGCATTGAATGTAGGAATGTTGTATCATTAAGTAAGATAAACGATAACAAAACTACAGAACTATGAAAGTTTACAGAATTAAATACATTTATACGGGTTGCCCGACAGATATTAAATACGAATACTTTACCTCACTAGAAAAAGCTGAAAATAGCATACAATATTTAGCACCTACTGAAATGGGTATAGTGGAATTAGAGTCTATAACCGAAGGAAAGTACAGACCAATAGATACAGAAGGAAATAGTTTGATGTGCAATCTTTGGTTTAAAATGGAAAACAAATGGCTTCCACGTTACATAGAAGAAATAACAATAAACTAAATAACAAAACTACAGAATTATGACAGAAATAAGAAAAATACACAACAACGTAGAAAGTTTAGCATATTATGAAGAAGGACCTTATGGAAGCTTAGAATTTGAATATGCTTTTTTAGTAACACCTGAACGTAAATGCTTCATCATGGAAGGATTAGATGATACTTGTAGCATAACTTTATTCAAGGCTAAAGTAGATGGTTGGGGTCAGAGATGGTACAACCAAACAAAATCATACCAAAACTTAACTAAGATAGAAGCTTGGGCAATGTTTTCTAAGAAAGCCAAAGAGTTTGGTTACGATTGCAATAAAGCAGTAGAAGTAAAAGAAGAATATCAAGGGGGTTAATACCCCCCTTAATTAACAGATAACAAAACTACAGAATAATGACAGTACAAATAAACACTATAGATACCATAAAAGACGAACTTCAAACTATAAAAGAGCAACACGAAACTGACCCTTCTAATATGTACCTAGATGCCAATTGGATGGCTGTAATTTACAAGGGCGATAATTCAGCCGTAAAGGTTCAATGCCAGAAAGACTACTATGGTTGGATGCTATTTAAAACTTCAACTAATAGTGCAGGTACAAGGCTAGCTGAAAAAATAAACAACGCTATAGCCGACTACCCAGAACTAACTATAGTAGAACGCCAACTTTAATACAACGGGGAGTAGCACCCCCCCTTTAATCTAATAACAAAATACAGAACAATGAATAATATAGACAAGCTGAATATATGGCTAGACTTTCTAGTAGATAAAGGTAGAGAAATAGAAGAAGTGCAAGGTTTTATAGAATCTTCTAGCAGTATAAAGAATACAAGATTGTTTAGCGAGATGTTAAATGACTACGAAGAAATGGTAGTAAAGGCTAAAAAAATTATATTTGACATAATAGAAGAGATGATAAACAAACAAAGTTAAAAATAATTTAAAAATTTATTTGCATCGTATTGTGAATGTGTGTATATTACTTGTGAATTAAAAAACGATAACAAACTACAGAATAATGAAAATATCAAAAGACGTAATCATCGAATCAGCAAAAGGTTTTAACATTATCCAAGGTTCAAAAAAATGTTTTTCAGTAGTAGATGATTATGGATATGCTTACTTCGCAACTGATACACTAAGAAAAGCACAGAACTGGTTAAAAAGACAACAATAATAAATAACAATAAGGGCTACTTCGGTAGCCCACTAAACCTACAGAACAATGACAAAGCAAGAATTAATTAACGGACAAGAATTTGAATTTGATAACGAATCATTTTGTGAAAGACATCAAGTAGATGATTTTCGAGCAGGTTGGATTGAGTTCCAACCAAGAACCCAACATTTTTTAATTTGGTTTAATGGCACAATAATCTTTTCTTCTAAATCGCTTTCGGTTACAAAGAAAAGACTTGACAAGCTTTTTACTAAATGGAGCTTGGAATTTATCGAATCAGAAATATAAATAACAAAACACAGATAACAATGACTGGAACACTTAGAACTATAGAATGCAAAGACTGGAAAGACGAACCCATTACCTATTATGAAATGGATTTAAAATTCCAACACGCCTACCATAACTTTACCTACTTCAGTTTAGAAGGGGAAAGCATGATTGGATTCACGGACCGTATTAGGTACGAAGTACGTAAAATGTATGGCAAAGAACTCACATGGGTAGAAGAATGATTAAATGCGAATGTTCAGATGAAGAG